ATGCGACGACATCGATGAGGAAGATCATCAGATGAATGTGACTCTTGCTGTTACTCAATTCGTCAATCTTTGCTCATCTAGTCCAATCGAAAGTTTGATAGATAATTACATATTTGAAGGTGTAGAGTAAGCATACACAAGGGAATGAGATGCGCCCTCTAATAGACACTCACTGAACACACACTAACTAACACACTTTTCCTGATTATGTCTAAGTCCGCAATGCTTTCGATGCTGGCTCAAGGTAACACTGGCGATGAGATTCTGCAGATCCTCAATACTCTCACTGAGGACAATCTGCAATCGATTGCTTATGCTGAACCCACTGCAGATAGCATCGAGTTCTGATAGTCACTGTGTGCCCCTTGCTTGACAGTGAGGGGCACTTATGTTATGCTTGATGAATATAGTGCTTCGGCAGTGTTTTTGCGCCGTTCGTTGATGCCGCGTCGCGGCGTTGCGGTTTATAAAAACACTTAAGTCCCTAACCTACAGAGGTGACAAATCGATCGACATATATCAATTCCAAAAAAATTTCCGGAAGTAAAATGAGAACCGTAAAGGGTCACAGATATTCTTACAGAAAACCTTACTGGAATTTTTGGAGGGTCGTTCTTGCCGGGTGGATGATTCGTTATCCGCGCCCTTTTTTTGTCGCACTGGGGTTTTCAATAATCGTGATATATAGTGCTGTAACAAAATAAGATTGAAAGGAAAAAATTCCGTAAATTTTTTTATGACACACACAGAAAAAATATATCACATATACGCAAGAGAAAAGTGCCTATTTCATTCTCTCAAAGAGGATGAATTTAAAGTAACTTGGAAAACATTAAAGAATATGGTCGACCTTGTACAAACAGAGTATAAGGTAGAAGATTTAAGCTATGAGGAACTCACTGTATCTACAAAGGTCGCCCAAGAGTCTTCACATTGACAAGTACATATATAATCTGTTAAAATTGAACTGAAACCTATTTAGACTTATGGCAAAAGGATTTACTGTAAAAACTGTAGCACCCAAAAAGCAATCCACTGAGGATTGGGACTATGGTGCTATTAAAGAAAGAATGAAAGGCAAGAGCATTGTATTCTGCCTACCTGGAAGGGGATGCTCGTTTATTTTCCTGAAGGCATTTGTGCAACTCTGTTTTGATCTCGTACAAAACGGGATGGCGATTCAAATCTCACAAGATTATTCGTCAATGGTTAATTTTGCACGTTGCAAGTGTCTTGGTGCAAATGTTCTCAGAGGTCCCAAGCAAATTCCTTGGGATGGAAAACTTAAGTATGATTATCAACTTTGGATCGACTCGGATATTGTCTTTGACACAAACAAATTCTGGCAACTCTGTGATCTTGCTCTGAATGAAGAAGGTGTGGAACGTGAAGTTGCTGCTGGTTGGTACTGTACTGAAGATGGAAGCACAACTTCTGTCGCACACTGGTTGGAGGAAGATGATTTCCGCAAGAATGGCGGAGTTATGAATCACGAAACCATTGAGACCATGCAGAAGCGTCGTAAGCCCTTCACTGTTGATTACACTGGATTTGGTTGGGTACTGATTAAGAATGGTGTATTTGAAAATCTAGAGTATCCTTGGTTTGCACCAAAGATGCAAGTTTTCGAATCTGGCAAGGTTCAGGATATGTGTGGCGAAGACGTTTCATTCTGTCTTGATGCCAAGGATGCAGGCTTTGAGATCTGGTGCGATCCTCGGATTCGCGTTGGACACGAAAAAACTCGCATTATCTGATGAAGACCTACAACGTACTTTATAAAGGACGTAAAATTTATAAGGACCTGAGTGCAGAAGAATGTACTGAGGTCCTTCAAGAACTCTCTGAGCGTTTTTACTCGGATGAAGAGTTTGACTTGAACTTAATTGAATTGGAGGAAACTAATGGCTAAAGGTGGAAACAATAAGACTGTATTTGAAGCAGGATCTCCGAAGAAAACTCGTCAAGGGCGTTCTTCTCGCACATTACTTTCCGCAACGTCTCGCAATGGACACAAAAAGCGGTATCGTGGTCAAGGTAAATAATATAGATAAAGCAGGGGTAATTCCCTGCTTTTTTTATTATCTTTATATGGCATATTTAAATCATAATCTCCCTACAATTACTTGTTATATTCGTAACGAATTTCTTTTTAATCATAAAAAAGGGTACGGTGAGGTAACTTTATGCGACGTACACTCTGTATCGTCCTTAGAGAAGCACGTACCGCTGTTTGAAGCGTTTTTAGAGAATGGTGTTAACTGGACAAGAAGACCTATTCATGCATTCTGTTGGAAGCCTGATGCATCTGTTCCAGAATTAGAAGACTGTATGTGGTGGGATTGCTTTTCTCCTTATATCGATGTCCAAGTTCGTTCTAGATTGGCAGGATTACGTGCAGAATTGATCAATTATAGAGGTATACGTAATGAAGGAACTTATATGTTTACTCTTGATTGGTCATGGGAATCAAAATCTACTTTGAATACTAATTTCAGCGAAACTCCAGAGCATAAATGTGCCCATTTCTTTAAGATGGATAATGGAAATTTCTATGCTTACCCTAATAATAAAATTTTATGGTATGATGATGCATGGACTAAGAATAGAATTACAAAAAATCCAGGATATGAAATAGATTTGACTGAGTATTCGGTTGAAAATCGCCGCAAAATCGAAACCTCGGACGATTTTATGTATGAAATTACGGAAATTCGGGATAGAAACCCCGTAAAAAGTTCTGATTTAACAAATCAGGAGCAAAAAAATGAACAAACAAACCAATAGAGACTCAAATTATATGTACCAAATGTGGGAAACTTCACATTTGACCAATGATTATAGTTGGGGACAAAAACTTGAGAGGCAAAAGATGCTTCGTGAGATTGTAAATGATGATATTACCCCCAAAAAACATGACTTTTCAGTTCAGAATGAACTTCACTCAAAGATTCGCAATGATGAAGATTATGATGATTGGGAATATGGAACTGAACCACTCTATGAATCAAAAAATCCCTGATAAATAAGTTAGATTTACTTAATTTTATGCCTGTAGAAAGGATAAGTAGAGACTTTAAAGATCTAAGCATGTCCTTTAAGGTAAATCCGATCAATTATGATCTGATTGCTCTTAAAAATGAGACTTCTATTTCTAGATCTATTAGAAATTTAGTTCTCACCTATCCAGGAGAAAAATTTTTTAATGAAGATTTTGGTTCAAAGGTAAGTCGTTCTCTCTTTGAGAATATGGATGACATATCCGTATCAATTATTAGAGATGAAATTCGTTCAACCATTCAAAACTTTGAACCAAGAGTTGATTTGATTGATGTAATTGTTGACTCCGATTTTGATAATAATTCCTTTAACGTTACGGTAGAATATTATATTATTGGTATTGATGCTCTTCCTCAACAGTTATCATTCACACTTCAGCCAACACGCTAATGGCATTAGTTAACTTTACCAATCTAGACTTTGACCAAATAAAAATTTCGATCAAAGATTATCTTAGATCGAATTCGAATTTTACTGATTATGATTTCGAAGGATCCAATTTATCAACATTAATTGATGTTTTAGCATATAATACGTACATCTCATCGTACAATGCTAATATGATTAGCAATGAGGTGTTCATTGATAGTGCAACGTTGAGAGAAAATGTTGTTTCTTTGGCAAGAAATATTGGATATGTACCAAGATCAAAAACTGCCGCAAAGGCATCAATATCATTTTTTGTAGATACTACAGGTTTTACTCCACCACCCATTACCCTAACTTTCAAGAAAGGAGTTGTTTGTACATCGTCAAATACTTTTGGAACTGAGAGTTATTCATTTGTACTTCCATCAGACGTAACTGTACCTGTTATTAATGGAATAGCATTATTTGAAGATGTTCAAATTTATGAAGGAAGTTTTTTAACAACAAATTTTATAGTCGAATCCGAAAATCCAGCTCCACCCCAAAGATATATTCTTGATAATGCAAATATTGATACTTCTTTAATTTCCGTATCTGTAAAAAATACTCAGGGAAGCACCACAGCAAGAAAATTTGTTCTTTCTGATAATTTACTTGCAGTTACTTCATCATCTAGAGTATTTTTTATTCAAGAAGTTGAAGATCAAAGATACGAATTAATTTTTGGAGATGGAGTATTTGGAGAAAAACTTCAATCATTAAACTATATTGAAGTATCTTATGTTGTTACAAGTGGAGAAAGTGGAAATGGTGTGGCATCTTTTATTTTTAATGGAAGATTATTAGATAATAACAACCGCATAATCACCTCTGGAATCTCATTAGTAACAACAAATATTTCTTCCCAAGGCGGAAAGGAAATTGAATCGATAGAATCAATTAAAAAGTATGCGCCAAGAATTTATGCGGCACAAAATCGCGCAGTAACTGCATCAGACTATGAAGCATTGATTCCAAAAATATATCCAGAAACTCAGTCAGTATCTGTTTTTGGTGGAGAAAATTTGGATCCTCCACAATATGGAAAAGTTTTTATCACCATAAAACCATTTTATGGACCCTTTGTTCCAAATTCAATTAAAAACAATTTAAAGAAAGAACTTAGAAGGTATGCCGTTGCAGGAATAATTCCAGAAATTCTCGACCTAAAATATGTTTATGTTGAGGTTGATGTAACTGCATATTATGATTCCAATCTTGCCCAGAGTTCTGATTCAATAAAAACATCAATATTGAGTAATATCACTAATTATGCAAATTCTACTGAACTGAACAAATATGGCGCAAGATTTAAATATAGCAAATTCCAAAAAATTATTGATGATAGTCACGAATCTGTTTCATCAAACATTACAAAGATTCAAATCAGAAGAGATTTAAAACCTGCTTTGGGTCAAGTTGCAGATTATGAAATTTGCTTTGGAAATGCATTTCACATTAAAGATAAGACTGGATATAATATCAAGTCTTCGGGATTTACTGTGGCAGGAATCCAGCAAACAGTTTATCTCGGAGACTTGCCAAATTCTGATTTGAAAACTGGTTCGATATTTTTATTCTCCGACCCAAATCTCGCAAATCCAACAATAAGATTGGGGTCCATTGGAACAATTTATTATGATAAAGGGGAAATTCTATTGAATGCAATTAAAATATTATCGACACAAAAATCTTTAGGTGGAGACTCTACTATAGAAATTTCTGCTGTTCCGGTTTCAAATGATGTTCTTGGAAAACAAGATCTTTATTTGCAACTAGATATTAATAAGAGTACATTGCAAATGAAAATTGATGATGTTTCTTCTGGCGGCGATACTTCAGCATCAATGTATGATGTTACATCAAGTTACAATAATGGCATTCGCATAAGAAAATAAAAAAAATGGTAGATACAAGAATTAAAATCAGTTCAATTGTCGAAAATCAACTTCCTCTTTTTGTAAGGGAAGAATTTCCGCTGGCAAATGAATTTTTATCGCAATATTATGAATCTTTGGAATCTAAGGGAGGAGTACTCGATATTCTTCAAAATATTGATAAGTATATAAAGTTAGAACAACTTACAAATCTTGTAGAATCTACCACAACTACATTAAGTTTAAGCCAGATTGATGAAACAATCAACGTTACATCAACCATAGGATTTCCGGATTCATATGGATTGCTAAAAATAGGTTCCGAAATTATTACATATAAATCAAAAACAAATACCACATTTATTGATTGTGTAAGAGGGTTTAGTGGAGTCACATCATATAAAGATCCTCTAAAAACAGATCACTTAATATTTTCTACATCAAATATTGAAGATCATGCGGATGGTTCTGAGGTATCGAACCTTAGTATTTTATTTTTAAAAGAGTTTTATAAAAAAATAAAAAATCAATTTTCTCCAGGATTTGGAAATAGAGATTTATATTCAGGAATTAATCAAAATCTTTTCATTAAACAATCTAAAGATTTCTACTCGTCCAAAGGAACGGATGCGTCATTTGAAATCCTTTTCAGAGCTTTGTATGGAGAAGATGTTCAGGTAATCAAACCTAGGGATTATCTTTTCATACCTTCCAATTCTCAGTATAAAGTTACTAAAGATCTTGTTATTGAACCTTTAGAAGGAAATCCCCTAGATTTAACAAACAGAAGTCTATTTCAAGATGAAACTTCAATATTTAAAAAATCTTTTGGGTCCGTAAATGAGGTAGAAAAAATTATTAGAGATAATAAAGAATACTTCATTATAAGTTTAGATTATGGAAGTAATAAAGATATTTCAGTAGAAGGGTCAATATCCGGAGATTTTTCTATTCACCCCCAAACAAAAATAATCACTAAT